CCCTCTTCGTGGACTCAGTGGGGAATAAAGTCGGCATCGGGACGACGAATCCTGGTTCAAAATTAGATGTGAATGATAGTACTTCAACTACAACAAATAAAACTCTTACACTCGAAAATCCCCATATTTTTGGTTTTAACACTGGATTAAATATTGGTAATTCAATTGTTTCTAGAGGACGCTGGCAGGGAGATGGTGTCTCTGATATTATTGATATGGCAACTATTCAAATGCGAAAAGAAAATAATGCAAATTATGGTGATTCTTACCTATCTTTTCAAACACGGTATGAAACTGATAGAAACAGTGGTGGTGCTGGGACGCTCTCAGAGAAAATGCGCATCTCGGGAAATGGCAACGTCGGCATCGGGAAGACCAACCCAGGGTCAGCCCTAGATGTTGTGGGAGATGTTGAGATTTCCTCAAACTTGGCGGTGGATACGAACACCCTCTTCGTGGACTCAGTGGGGAATAAAGTCGGCATCGGGACGACGACCCCTGCAACATACTTACATTTAAGTGCTAAAAATAGTGACCCCGGCGCAACCGAAGGTGACGGTATCGGTACTCACACCTTAACAGAGTATTTACGATTTACAAGTTTAGGTGACAGTGGGGATGTAAACAGTGTCGCAGTTGGTTTTAAATTAGGTGCCGATGATAACAGTACTGTCATTCCAAACGGTCGCCTTGATATTTGTGCAAATAACTTGGCTAATGAGAATAACAGCTGGGGTGCTGTAGCCAATAAGACCATAGCCACGTTTCTCGGTAGCGGCAACGTCGGCATCGGGACGACGAATCCAACTGGTAATTTACAAATTACGTCTGATCTCGCTAATGCAGACGACCCAATAAACCCAGTTGCACAACTCGTACTCCATTCCAGTCTCGCTGGTTTAGATGATGTGGGAGATATCGGTGCGAGTTTAGTTTTTACACAACGATGGTCTGACGGGAATCCGAACTCTCAAGGCACCATGGGTAGTATACATGGTTTTAAGGATAACACCACAGGTAATTATGGTGGTGGTTTATTATTTAAAACACAACCAGCAGCTGATACTCCCCCAGTTGCGAGAATGGTAATAGACCGCGACGGCAACGTCGGCATCGGGACGACGAATCCAGGTCAGAAATTGGATGTGGTTGGGAATATTCAACTCTCAACGGGGTCATCTTTAGGATACAGTATCACTGACGCTTTTACATACGATGGAGATTCCATGCCAAATTATGGCGTGAAGTGGAGAGAGCATTCAGCATATACAGGAGCAGCAGCGATGCAACTTTCAGGTTATCATGGTTTCAGATTCTTCACGCAGGGAACGGAGAAAGTTACCATCCTACCTAACGGCAACGTCGGCATCGGGGGGACAAATATAAAATCAAAACTTCATATTACTCATGTCGGACCCGATTATACCTCTAGTATCACAAACGATAGACTGCGTATCATGAACCGACACCAACCAGCTACACCGGACGCAAATTCTGGTAATGAATATGGATTTCAGATGGCCGTTAGTGGTACAGGTAATAGTACAATACAGACTATTTCTTATACTAACAGCACGGGTACGGTAGCAGCCGGATATAATCTCCAACTTCAACCCAACGGTGGCAACGTCGGCATCGGGACGGTGACTCCGGGTGTAGCCCTTGATGTGAATGGTACTATTCGTACTAATAGTACTCTTTATGGTGTCAATGTTAGCGTCGGTTCTTACTTTCGTAACGCTGATTTTAGGGACATTACATTTAGTCCCAGCTATATAGGGGCAGGACAATTTAAGGTTGGATTTGATGATTTTGGTGGCTATGTTGACGTGATTGGACTCAATACGTACACTGACAGTAGTGGTGGTGGGGCTAACGCTATTATGTTTTATAAAAACAGTATTTTGGCTAGACAATATCAACTAACCTCTACTTCAACTAGTGAATTCTCAACGTATAAAACGTTTGACATGACAACACCTTCGGATGATCGTCTCAAAGACAATGAGGAGTATATAAGAAACGCTACCGATACGCTCATGAAATTAAAACCTCAAATTTATGATTTAAAACTCACGTTAACCAGTGATGTATATGAACGCGCCGCGGGTGTAATAGTACAGGATGTGTGGTACGATACTCCAGAACTTCGGTTCCTGGTGAAACCTGGTTATTTGTCTCAGATACCCAAAGAGGCACCCAAAAGATCCGACGATCCTAGGGACGACCCCGATTATTCCAAATGGGGTGAAGAACATGCTGAACTCGATTATGATTATTTCATTCCGTATATAATCAAAAGTATTCAGGAAGTAGTTACTGAATTGCCAAGGTCAAAAACTCAGGTAAGTGATATCATACCCTCCAATGTAGACTATTATAGAGGAATGCTTGTAAGTGCCGATACGAATGAATTTAAAAATAATGTACCAAAACTCTCTTTAACAAAACAATCACTCGATAAGAAATGTTATGGTGTTGTATCGAGTTCGAATACATATTCAATCGATAATGAAATTCTCATCGATACCAAAGGACCCGGTAAAGTGTGGGTAATTAATCATAGTAACATAGAATCGGGTGATTATCTAACATCCTCAAACGTACATGGATACGCTATGAAACAGGAGGATGATGTATTACACAATTATACGGTCGCTAAAACTACCATGGATTGTGATTTCAATACAAGGGATATAATAATAAAACGTGTGAAACAAGAACTCAAAGATGTCACGTATTATGTAAAGGAAACATTATCGGAGATTACGAAAGAAAAATATGATACGATAGAAGACGTGTATTATAAAAAAAGTCAAGAACGTTCCATATATGTGAAAACCGAGTATGAATCTGTGGATGAAACTGCTATATACGACAAATTAGAATATTCCAGTATAAATGATGGTACAGTAGTATCGGTTGATGAATGGAATGTATTAGAATCCAACGTGCAAAGTACATACACACCACGGTATTTAAAAGAAGAAATTAAAAAGATATTGACTGAGGAATACTCCACTTTGGATGAGACGAAAAAATCAGAGTATGAATCTACTACAGAGATTGTCTATTACCATAAATACCCCCAAGATTCCAAGAATCCTTTACCAGAGTATACTATAGAAGAAGTGCGCCAAGAATATGTGAACGTCCTCGACGAGCACGGGCAAATCCAATGGGAGGACACTGACAAAACAGAGACGGTGTACAATATCAGGTACCTCGACGCGAACGGTGTCATCACAGATGAAGCGAACACCGTTCATACAGCGGCCTTTGTGGGGTGTACATACCATTGTGGCTAGTCCCGACTTTATAGAAATTTCCTAGTATACGAATTTTACTACTTAAAAAATAACATCTTAATATATTAAAATAATAGGTGTCATCATCAACGAAACGATTACACTCAACAATGGACTCACTGTTACTAACCCGTATGCTTCAGTGGGTGGGAATGGTATCAAGGTGGAAAAAAGGGTGCAGGAGAACAGTAGTTACGAGACTAATCCCGAAACAGCGGAGACCACGACCACGACCACTACCAAGTACATCATCCAAGGTCTCTTCACCATGTGGGTGAGCCAGGCGCTACGTGTGGGTGGTTCTGGAGACATTGGGGGTATCCAGGTCGAAGTTGAATCCGAGACACCTGTCACAGGAAGCGTCTATGAACTCCTCTATAATAAACTTAAAACTATGAAGACCTGCATAGATGCTATCTAAGTCCCTTTTCCCCACCATTTCTTCCAAATTGTATCCCAGTTTGTAAGTCTTCGAAGCTTAAAAATAAAGTCTCCATATAATATAAAATGTCTGGTGGTATTGCCCAACTCGTCGCGGTCGGAGCCCAGGATGCCCACCTCGTCGGTGACCCCGAAGTGAGCTTTTTCAGGTCAACGTACCGTCGCCACACAAACTTTTCCCAAACTGTCGAGCGTCAGGTCATCCAGGGTGCTCTCTCCGAAGGTGGTATGTCCACGGTTCGATTCGAACGGAAGGGTGATCTCCTCGGATACACCTACTTCACCTCGATCAACAACTCTACCAACGCCTGTGAAGCCCTCGACTGGTCGACCATGATCGATAAGGTTGAACTCCTCGTGGGTGGTCAAGTGATTGATGACCAAGATGCCTTTTTCACCAACAACATCGCCCCCAATCTGTTCGCCACTGGTCTTGCCAAGTCCGTCGCGGGTGGTCTCTACGATGGTTCCACCGCCTCCAAGTTCTACCCTCTCCGATTCTCCTTCTGTGAGAACTGGCAGTCGGCCCTCCCCCTTGTGGCCCTCCAATACCATGATGTCGAACTCCGTATCAGGTGGAAAACCAATGCCGCCGTAGACAGTGCCACCCGTCGTGTGGAGTGTCACGCCAACTACATCTACCTGGATACCGATGAGCGTGAGCTTCTCGCCAAGGAAGCCCGTTCCATTCTGATCACTCAGGTCCAGACGTCGCTACCTTCCCTTGGACGTACCCAAGAGTTGAACTTCAACCACCCCGTGAAGTTCCTCGCCGCGAGTAACGTTGTCGCGGATAGCGTCAACACGGCCGCGAACCGTATCAAGCTCCAGATCAACGGTACCGATGTGACTGATTTCAAGTTCATCGATCCTCACTACACGTCTGCGACTTCGTACTACCACGTCCCCAACGCCAAGGTTGATGCTTCGTTGTACACCTTCCCTTTCTGTCTCGACACGTGCAAGCTCCAGCCCACTGGTTCCCTTAACTTTTCCCGCCTTGACTCTGCTCGTATCGTCAGTGAGACGTCGAGCTTCAAGGATACCATTTACGCCGTGAACTACAACATTCTCAGGGTCGAGAATGGTATGGGTGGTCTCATGTATTCTAACTAATTCCCCTAACATAATCTTCACTATTAGTAAAATGAACTTCTGGTTAGTCGTCTTTTTACTAGCAGCAGTTTTTGTATTAACCTACAATCCAAAGTCCAGGACACTCGAAAAGATTATCGAAGTCCAGCCCAAACAAGAACAGTGTGAAGCTGAAAGGTATCAACGTCTCCAATTTATCGGTGGTGAAGATGCATGCACACAAAAGGGTAAGACTAACATGGGTGCAATTATTTCCGCTTAAAAGAAATCGACTAGTATTACACATAAGATGTTTGCTTTTGATCGTGAAACCATGCTCATTGCCAGTGTCGTTCTTTGTTTAGCAGTGATGGTATACATGTATAATGACATGAAGAAGACTAAGGAGGATGTGAACGCAGTGAAGACATTCTCTGTGAACCTCATGAAGAACTTGACGATTGAACCCGTGGAACCCGCACCAGAGAAAAAACCCGTGACTGAGGAGAAAAAGGAAGAATAAACATGTCCGTGTATTATAACTTGCTAAATGAGCAATGAAGAAATATAAGGCTATCGCTATTCCAGTAACTTTTGAAGACGATCGACCCCGGTTTCTGACCGTACGAGATCGTAGATTTAAGGATTGGATTTTTGTCACAGGAGGATGTCGACGTAGGGAAATCTATAATCCATTGAGATGTGCTCTTAGAGAGCTTGAAGAAGAGACGAGGGGTGTCGTTTCATTGAAGAAGGGGGAGTATACAGAGTTTACTTTTATACACAAAGAGAGTCCGACGGTAGAATTAGTGTATAACGTCTATATCTTTTTCGTCAATTATAAACGACCCGAACAATTAAATTTGATCAAAAAGTTTAATGATGAAAAGACAAGGACAAATCTTAAAAAAATTAATAAAGAACCCATCAAGAAAACCTACGATGAAAATGATTTTATGAGTTTCGATACTTTGGAAGAGTTTAATGTTAGGAAGCGATGGGATCTCATCATACGAAATGTCATACAAAATAAAGAGTTTTACTCGTGTGTGACATCTTTGAATAGAAAAACCTTTAGTATAAAATAGAATGAAGTCAAAGACTTACATCTTGAAGCAGATTAGAGATCTTCTTATTGATAACAAAGCATATACCGATCACAGAGCAGATCAGTACATAGAAAGTATAAAGGATAAAACTGTCTGTGAGCTTCTTGTTATTAAAAAGAACTTAAGTGGAGACCAGAAAGAACACGCAGACGTCTCGTGTATGCGATCGATCTTGTACGATAGTCAGCAAGACGATTAAAAGAATAGCAGTATAGCAGAGTAAGTATGTTCAAGAGCTGGTGCTCTAAGAACAAATATAACAATGCGAAAGTAACATCACATGTCCTCATGGATGGTGGTGTACTTTCCATTCCATTCGACAAACTTGACGAATTCTGCGAAATATACGTGGAAGCCGTGAAGAACAAAGAGAAGCTCTATCTTGTGGAGAAGAAGACACCAACCTACAATTTTTTCATCGACATTGACTACAAGGATCAAGAAATACTCGAACTCGATCGTGTCCAGAAGGTGTGTCGTGTCATCTGCGACAAGGTGAAAACATTGGGTGGTCGAGATTGTCTGATATGTGTTTCCAAACCGAAACCCGTCGATGATGGACTCATCAAAACCGGTATCCATATGAATTGGCCAGAGTTTGTCGTCAATCAGGAGGGTGCCAATAATATCAGGGATCATGTGATTTCGACACTCACCGCAGTCTTCAAACAGATCAATTGGGATCAGGTGATTGATAAATCAGTTTATAAGGGGAGTGGTTTTAGAATTCCTTGGTCCTATAAGAAGGGTAAACATATCACCTGTGGTGGTCAAGGATGTTCCGAATGTGAGAATACCGGAAAGATTACGGAATCTCCTTACCTCCCAATCTTCAAGTATATCTACGGTCCAGTGTTATGTCTCATGAATCGGGTTTCTCAGGAACCATCAGTGGATATATTGAAGGATTCGATCATAAGGACACTCATCACCGACGTAGTCACCGTACCAGCAGTAGATGGTACGAAAAAGAAGGAAGGATCTTTCACGAATGCTCAGATGAAGGATGAATTTAAAAATTCAGAAGCAGTCGCTCACCTCGAAACATTCATTCGAAAAAATATGAATGGGCAGGAAGATGCCAGGATCACAAGAATATTTACACATAAGAAACATTTTTTAATTTCAACCACATCAAAGTATTGTGAAAATCTTGGAAGAGAACATAATTCAAATCATGTTTGGTTCCATATGGTCGGAAGTACTATCCTACAAAAATGTTTTTGTGATTGTGAAACAGTGATCGGTCGTCGATATGGGTTTTGTAGTGACTTCAGAGGTCGTGAACATAGACTATCAGATACTATCGTCAATAAATTCTACCCCGATGTACCTACACCCAACAGGGTCGTGACACCACCACCCAAGGCGAAGGTGAATACCGACGAAGCTGTCGAGATACTAAATACTTACATCAATAAGTGTATCCAACCGACAAAAGTAGTATCGGTTACCAAAATTAGAAATAAGTATGTCGTGAATGTCACCGATACAGAGTGTGATGCTAAACATGGTGGAGACTGTCACTTCGTAGTTGAAAAGTCTGGTATCGAAATGAAGTGTTCAAAATGTATAGGAAACCCCAGGAAGTATATCTTAAACAAAAAATCCAAAGAGATTTTATTTCCAGACACAAAATAAGATGTCGAGTATACTCTTGGTAGCATCCACCTATCTGGCAAACTTACTCACGAAACGTACCGTTAAGGTGGATGAGATTGATATGCTCGTGAAGGAGGCCTATAAATATTCAGGATTAGATTCCGATAACTTTTATGTCTTCATGACGAACATTACGCTATTTAAAAAACATATGGATCCATCCTTTCTTTATCTGGCTCTTGAACACCTTGAAAACGTTGGTATAATGGGAGAATTCCAGGAAGATATACATGAATTAGTTAAACAAATAGGGTATTACGCAGAGAAACAGGTCATGAACGCCTCTTTAAACGATGGTGTTGCGTTTCATCCTAAATACTTAAACAGCCGACTATAGTAGAAGCGATGATTTCTAGATCTGGTCGTAAGATCAAGAAGCCTGAAACCTACAAGCCTCAAGAGGATGTTGAAGATGACTACACCGAAGATGATTACGATAGTAATTTAGACGACAGTGATATTGATACAGATGACGAAAATGGATCCGAAGATGATTATACTGACGATGAAGATGAAGATGCTGATGAACATGGGAATCTCAAGGATTTCGTCGTCGAGGATGACGATGACGAAGATGAGGAAATTCAGGATGATGAGGAAATTCAGGATTAAAAAAATGAAGGGTATTTTTAGATATGGAAGCTGATATTGGCAACCCCATAGAATTTAATAAAGATGTACACGATAACGAAAATGAACAACATCAACAACCGGAACCCGACTATTATCAACAACAACCAATGATGATGATGCCCCCCAACATGTATCAACAACCCTACGAACAACCCAAGGTTGACATATTCGCCAACATTGATAAAACGACATGGATTGTCGGTATCGTCGTATTCTTATTGGGTTTCTTCATGGGTAAGACGATGCAACCCGTTATCCTCAGGCATGGTTAAGTGGGTATCCATACATCCAGTCCTTTTCATCCCATGGTGAGTGTCCGATGAAATTCCCAGTGGAACCCTTCTTCCTTTCCGTAAAATACGCACGACTCGTGACCAGAGGGTCCTTGAGTTGAGCGGCTAAAACCTCAGATGCTGTGTTCATCTTCTTTTTGACATTTTCAGGTGATGTGAAAAAGAAGTACGCCACGAAAAACACGATGATCAGTGTGATGATATTCAACAACACACTGAACATTCTTACCTTGTATGTATATTTTTAATTATTCCTTGATTGATTCAATACCCTCCTCACGCTTATCCTGTCTCGCCTTAATCTCCATAGCCACAATCTCATCAGCCCTCTTGACCAACTCTTCCATTGGTGTGTCAGGCTCTTCCTTCTGGAGACGTTCCAGAACTTCAGCAGGGTGACTGATAGGGGCTTCATCAGGTTTGTTGTAGTACTTGGAGTTTTCGTCGCCGGGTTTGAAATTCGAACTCGACTCAACCATATCCCTCTTACGTTCTTCAAACATCTTGGAAGCCATAGCCTGGTTTTCCTTGTAGCCCTTCATCAACTCTTCAAGTTTGTCATTGCTGTAATGCACATCGTTAATCTGACTGGCATCGGGTGGGATGAGAAGCCACTTGTACATGTCGACAACGTAGATGTCGAAGGTGGCGTCCTCCTTCTGAAGACGCTTCGCATGACCTTCAGCCTCAGCGCGAGTGTTGAAGCACCCCCTAATCTTTGCACCAAGTTGTTCATTTTTTTGGGGGCATTCAGGTCCAACGAAGGACATGCATGCGTACAGTTGACCAGGGACAGTGGTATAATCTTGCTCGAGGGAAGTCATTATATATATAGTAGACTGAAAAACTTTAAGCCATTCATCACTTAAGTTGCTTAAACTTTATCATCAATATAAAAATATGGAAGAGATCCGAAAGGCTCATAACACCTTCAAGAAGGAACTAATCCAATTAGTGACTCGAGAAGGTGACCTCATCTTGGATGTTGGATGTGGATGTGGAGGTGATCTTCAAAAATGGAGACATGCCGGAGCGAACATCAACATGTGTGATCCAGATGAAACATCTCTTCAAGAAGCTCGGACCAGAGCAAAGAATTTAAAAATTCGTGTAAACTTTTATCATGGAGATATTTTTAATTGTCCAAATAGAAAATTTGATTTGATTTGTTTTAATTTTTCTCTTCATTATATTTTTGAATTTGAAAAAAAGTTTTTTGAATCTATTCGTGAAATAAAAAAAAGAATGAAACCTGGTGGAAAACTTTTTGGTATCATTCCAGATTCTGAAAAAATAATTATGAAGACACCCTTACAAGATGATTTGGGAAACTTTTTCAAATTGAAAGAACATGGTAATGGTGGGTTTGGTGAAAAACTTTTTGTCAATCTTGTTGATACACCATACTATTCAGATGGACCGAAGTCTGAACCAGTTGCCTACAAAGATCATCTCATCATGGGGTTGGAGTCATGTGGTTTCACTTTGACACTTTGGGAAAACTTGTCAGGAAGTAATATTTCAGAGCTCTACAGTAAATTTATATTTACATATAGAAAATGATAGTCGTCATAGTGTTGTTGATCATTAATATATTTATTTTTATGTCAACCGTTGAACCTGAAAAATTGCGGATCGTCAAGGAACGTTACGAAATTCTCAGAAATAATCTTGAAGGGACTGAATTTCAAAAACTTACACGATGCATCCCAATAACCGCTCATCATACTCTCCGAGGAACCGTTGGATACAATCTCAATAAAGGGGGAGAGATTGGTTTGTGTCTCGATGGTGAAGTGAATGAAATTTTCCATGTATTGATTCATGAACTCGCACACTGTATGGTTCAAGAGTACGATCATTCAACAGACTATTGGGGTAGGTATGTCAAACTCAGAGACATCTGCGTTCGACTTAACATCTACGAACCCATTCCCAACGAGACACCATTCTGTGGTATGCACATCCAGGATAAATAATCTGTGTATACATCAAATGAAAACACCTGTTGTGACAGTTGCCACGGCAATTCTCATGTGGGTTATTGTCGTTGCTTTACCAATGGTACCCATGTACACGAGGAATTACTGGGCAAATGTCACATTGATGACGATCGTCATCCCCAACGCACTCCGTCTCATCGTGGGTCAGGTCCCACAATTGGCTGTGGATAAGGGTTTCTTCTTTTCGTCAACCATCATCGCGTTCATTCTCGTAGAAGGTTTGACCCGAGTGGTCAAGACGTTGAAGGGACAAATCAAGGATTATGGCAAGGATAGAAAAAAGAGTTTGGAAGTGAGTCTCTTATTTCTAGCCGCGTTCATTGTTGGTGCGGTATTGACATATATGTTAGGTGTCGATAAGTCTATCTACAGTAACATGGGTTGGGAACAAGTCCCTTAAGCCCTCAGTACGTAGGACTGACTGATATGGAAAAGAACAGCAGCGATGAGACCGGTAGCACCGAGCCCAACAAGGCTACGACGTCCGGCATCGTTGAGAAATTGAGGAACCATCGACGCAAGCTTCTCTTGCACGGGTGTGCTAATCGCCGCAGCCGTACAAGCAGAAACGAGGAGAGCCTGCATTTGTTGATCAGTCAGGTTAAAAGGATTCTTAGACTGGGGAGCCTTGACGGGTTCTGCCATAACAGATTGTTGGGAGGGAGCCATCATTTGCATTTGAGCAGGCATCTGCATCTGCATTTGAGTAGGCATCATCTGTTGTTCGTTGGGTTCGGGATGCCCCATGAGTTCTGAAATAGGTGTAGAGTCCATGGTAACTTTATTTTCACTGACATTTTTTTCCTCAGCATTCTGCGAAACAAAAGACGTGGTAGGATTCAGCGACACCATACCATTGTCGGCATTGTCGGATAAATTCATAGTACGGATGTCCGTCATTTAATACAGTCTTATGTTTTTTACAAAATAGAAACACGCACCCTGGTTATTTTTTCTTCGTGATTGTCAATGCTGTCTTTTTATCAGCCTTTTTAGCATCACCCTCGTGCTGTGACATATATTTAGGATTGTACATCTTACGATGTGCTGCCCATAAATCGGATCCACCAACTTTGAAATTTTTACGAATAGTTGCTTTGTACCAAAATACACAATCCTGAATTTTGTTAGATTTTACCGTATTATCTAACACAAGACACTCATAGTTTTCAGTACACGCATCCATGACTTTGCAGAACATATCGAAGGATGGAAAGATACCGAAGAATGATTTGTATAACTTTTCACGATTCTGAATAATATTTTCACGAAGAATGAATACGTAATCAACATTTGCCCTGAGTGCTGGAGGAAGATCCATGACGTATTGCATCGTCAACATGAAAAAGATTTTCCAGTGACGACCATTCATGAAACACTGTCGAATACATGTATCCTTTAAAAATTTAGAATCGTACATACAATCATCCAATAACATGAAGGCTCCACAATTTGTTTTACCTGAACCCACCAATTTACGCTGTCGAGCCATAACACGTTCGATCGCATCCCTATCATAATCACCATACACGACTAGATCAGGAATGAACTCAGAGTAAAAATGATTTCCTTCTTCAGTCCCACTGAGTACGATTCCCGCCGGGAGATGTTTCTTATGGTACATGATATCCTTTACCAGTGTCGATTTCCCTGTATTACGCTTTCCGATAAATACGATTACCTTATCATCCGCAATTGATTCAGGTTTGAATTTCCTCAACTGAAGATTCATTCTACTGTAGTGTCCCGTTTTATTTCATAAAATTTTACTCATAGATAGTAGATATGTCTGGAGCCGTGAAACTCACAGTGACAGGTGTTCAGGATAAATGGCTCACAGGTGAGCCAGATTATTCCTATTTCCTATCGACATTCAAAAAGCATACAAGGTTTGCCCTGGAACAAATCGAAACACCATTCGATGGAGAGATAGACTTTGGTAATGAACTTCGATGTATCATCCCACGTGATAAAGGTGATCTCATCAAGGGTATGACGGTAAAATTTCTTTTAACAGCACCCGGTGGTGGGTTAACGTATGTCCCTTCCCTATGCACCAGATTGATTGACACCGCCGACTTGTTTATAGGAGGTCAATTGATTCAGCGTGTGACTGGTGAGTATATGTATATGCAACAACAACTTCATAATACAATCGATGATGCTGAACAGACTTTGTATTTCTTAAATGGTCATGGAAGTCAGGTACTCGATTTTACGGGTGACTATACATTCTTCATCGATATTCCCTTTTATTTCAACAGAGTACCACCGTTATCGATCCCAACGACGGCAATTTCGAAGCAGTTGGTAGAAGTAGTCATTAAACTTAACCCCCTGGCAAATATCATTAATGGTGTCATACCCGAGGCTGGTGTCCAGGCAGGCATTAAGAATATGTCATTGGATACGGAATTTGTTTTTGTCAGTGACGAAGAACGATTTTATTTACAGTCGATGCCTCTCGAATATCTCATCACACAGGTTCAACTCTCACAGGTTCTTTTCAGATCAGGTGAAACAAAGAAGACATTCATGATCAACTTCAAACACCCCGTACGAGAGTTATTTTTTATAGGGAAGAATGGTGAAGAACATGTGAAAATTGAACACGTGCAATTAGACTTTAACGATATGAATGTGATTGACGCAGATCATTTATTCATGACGTACGAACAACCACTTTTACATCATGTGAATAGCCCAGAAGATGGGTATCCCTTCGGCGTGTACAGTTTCGCAGATCGTTCTGATTTACATAACCCATCGGGTCATGTGAATATGAGTCGTATATTTCATAAACGCATGACTATACAGATTGAACCAAAAGATGTGGATGTGACTGTTAAAGTATATGCCATGAATTACAACATCCTCCATGTCGAGAGCGGTCTTGTGGGTTTAAAATTTTAAAGGTGTATATTAGTAATGGCTGGTCGGATACAGCTTACAACGAAGGGTGTCCAGGACATATACTTTACGGAAGAGCCGGACTATTCACACTTTGTACAGTTATTCAAAAAACATACAAACTACACCACGCAATTCATGAAGTTGGATGTCGATGGTGATCCAGAATTTGGAAAGACTGTTCGTCTCACCATCCCCAAAGATCAAGGGGACCTGATCAAGACGATTAGCTTGGATGTCGAACTCAATCCAATATCCGAAGCTGATGTTACGCGTACCGGATACATCGAATCAATTGGTCATGCAATGATTGAATATATTGATATGTATATCGGTGATGAAAAGATACAACATATACCCAGTGACTATTTACAAATATATTCGGAACAGAATTATACACAGACGAAACAGAAAGCACTCGAAAAACTGATCGGTAAGTACCCGAACAGAACTTCCGATGTTCCGGTAGCGAGTGGTGTTATCTTGGGTCATCTCGGTCCTGCGACGACATCCCGAAAACTTTTCATTGACATCCCTTTTTATTTCTATATGAAACCTGAACTCGCAGTACCACTCTGTGCCATGTGTTACCAAGAAGTTACCATTGAGATTAAGTTTAGGGAACTTGATGATTGTGTAGTCAAAACCGATCCACCGGTGGACACGACTCTACAAACGACCACATTGGATTATGAAGTTGAATCCAATATGGTCCTCGTTTCTAATATAATGACTGTATCAAATGATGGTCTATCATTTGCATCAAATGTAAATAACCAAATCGAAATCACAGGAAAAACAACATTTGTCGGTGATGGAATAGTGTCACCAGCCATGAATGTCATTGTGAATAGTAGTGGTATTTACCGATATGAAAATAGTGTATGGGTAATTAAATCAACGGACTCTGTGAGTGGTGACGTTCGGTTTTCGGATGATGGGGACGTCATCGCCCAACTTGGATATGGACTATGGGAATGGAACTCGGGGTACGTTTTCACAAGTCAAACTAATTTACAGAGTAGAGCTAATTTGATAGGTACAGCTGATTTGACATCGATATCTCGTGATGGAACTGTGTATAGTATGAGAACAGTGGGTACAGTAAATGATAGTTTTTTTGTTTACAATCGAACAACAAATGTCCAAATCGGAGACACCATCGTATTTACAAAGTCTAACACGACACCATCAAAAGTTCATTTTTCTTTTGATGGCACCATCATGATGATTGTACTTGGTGATACTAAATTAATCAATGTATATAATTTAATAAATAATGAATGGATTCCGTATGGACAAGTGTTGGAAGTTTTTGATTTGGGAGATATAATTTTAAACGGGTCGGGAAAAGCTTTTTTCATATACAATATCAATGAAATCTACAATATCGATGATTCACTAAGTGGTGTAGGTATATTATACATTTATGATGAATTTACATCACAATGGGTTGAAGTGTATAGATATCGAGGTAGTAACGGGAGTTATGTGAATATGAATGATCTTTATACAATAATCACAGTAAAAAGAGCACCCGACAAAACAGATTACATTAAAATTCGAAACATTACCCGTACAGTAGAAAATTACGATAACATTGTTGTGAAATCTATTGAAAACACTGTGAATACCGGAAGTAATGTATATGGTGTGGG